CAGTTTCCGGTTGCCGAGGATGCTCCGTAGTCTCCGGTTGCCGAGGATGCTCCGCAGTTTCCGGTTGCCGAGGATGCTCCGTAGTCTCCGGTTGCCGAGGATGCTCCGCAGTTTCCGGTTGCCGAGGATGCTCCGTGATTTTCATCACTTTCAGCTTCCTTATTCACTCTTTTTACCGTATATTCGATTGCAGCTTTAACCAGTCCAGCAATGCTGATTTCTGCTCCGATCTTAATTTTTGTAGATGCTACCTTAGTATAATCATTATGTTTCTGGATTTCTCCGCTCTGCTCTACCTCGTGGTATACGCTTTCATTTGGAGAATAATAATTCAAGCAATCCAGCGGATACTCGCAAGCGTGAAATCCATGATCGCAAACTTCTACGCTTTCTTCCTCGTATTCCTTTCCCTCTTCGTACTGAAAGCCACTGCAAGTCATATCTTTATTAAATCCTTTGTAGGATTTCACAGCATTTCCCATCTATATTACCTCTCCTCCTGCCAACTTCTTTTCCTTTTCAAATTCTTCTTTGCTGCAAATCAATAAGCCGCCAATATAACCATCTGGGTTTGTAAGCAATCCTGTAACAATTTCATTTGGGATAGCGATTGTCACACTCCCCCATCCATCCCTGCCGCTATGAGCAGATTTAATATTCGACAATGGAGAAACCTTTAAGTCTTTGTTATTTTTCTGCGACATCCGTTCCATTATTCCTAATGTTCCAATATTCATCCTACACACCATCCACTTTCAACTGCTTGTCCGCTGATACGCTCAAAAGAATTAACTGTGCATCCATATCCGGCACATTGAACTCATTCAGCGATTCCGCGTTATCAACGAAAATCGGTACGCTTACACCGTATAACTCGCTAAGAGAACGGATAATATCAAGTCCGGCTACGATTCTATGACCACTGTTTAAAGCCGAATACGGAACGCCATTCACAGTACACTCACAACAATCTTTCATACCGCCATTTAACTGCATTTCAAAGAGTTTGAAATTTACGGTCTTGAAATGGCTGTTAATAGATTCTGAAACCTTATCCAGCTTGAAACGAATGAACTCTTCCAAGAGATAAAGCATCTGTTCCTGATCGGCAACTTTCTGCCCGATTTCTTTCTGCTCGTCACGAAGCGTTTCGATACGATCATCAATCGCCACATTGTTAGCCGCCTGCGCAATAACCTTGTTCACCTCTTCAAGCTGACTCTGCAGATCGGCTTTCTCGGCTTTTAAATCAGTAACAACCTTGTCTGCGCCCTCGGATTCAACCTTTGCAATATCAGCAAGAATCTTGTCATGCTCTGTTTTCAGCTTCACATACTCTTCATTCTGCGAATAATCAGCTTCTGCCGGGATCTCGGATAACTGCTTTGCATAATCATTCTGCTTTGCAAGTGCCTTGGATTCCTGCTCTTTGAGTGCCACAATGTCTTCCTGCAACTTGGCGTTTTCCTTTGTCAATCGCTCAATATCAGCCTTGCAAGCGTTGCCCTTGTCAATCAGACCTTTAAGTTTTGCGCCCTTTGCATCATCAAATGCTTTGCGTGCATCCTCTAACTGCTTGGTGGCACGTGCCTTGGCATCTGCCTTTTTCTGCTCAAAATCAGCCTTAAGAGACTCAATCTTATCCTGCGGCAACTTCTGACCACATAAGGAACAAACCGTTGTAGATTCATCAAATTTCCACTTGGATTCGTCAAAGAGATATGGCATTTCATCAAATGCCTTGGAAAATTCTGCATTGTATTCAACACCAAGATTTTTCCGCTCTGCATCTGTATCGGAAATTGTCTTCTCATTTGCCTTGATCTGATTTTCCGCAGACTGAATCTGATTATGTAAGTCATTGAACTCTCGTGTTGCATCATCCTTGGCACTGTCAAGACCTCTACGTTTTGCGGAAAGTTCGTCATTCATGACCTGCATAATGCCGGACATATCAAATTGCAACTGCATTTCCTTGCTTCTCAAATCGCCTAACGTGCTACCGGCATTCTCCATTTTCTTGTCACATTCAGCGATTCTTCTTACCAGATCTACCTTTGCAAGTTCCTGCTCTGCCACGTCAACATCAACCTTGGATTTCTCGGCTTCATCAATACGTACCGGAATCTCTGACTGTTTCTTTTTCCACTCTGTAAGAGCTTTCTGAAATTTTGCACGAATATCATCCGTGGACGGTGCTTTCTCCAACTCGCCGAGTAATTGGGCATACTTAGCATCTGTCTGCGCTAGTTCAACATCCGATACATCCGTTACAAGGCGCATCAGAATATCCCGCTGCTCTTTCCATTTCATGGAAGAGAAATACTGCGGATTGGCCAGCATCTTGAACATATCCTCGCTCTGTGCCAGACTGGAAATATATTCTTTGAAATCAGCTTCACTTTTTGGATAACCGTCAATCTCAAATGAATTGACATTTCCCTGCAATGCAACAGTATCAGTACCACGTTTCTTAACCCAATTCTGCTTCTGAACCTTTGAAAGTTCCACTTCTTTCCTATCAACGTCAATAACTCCCACAACCTTAATTTCTACATTATCAATGCGGTTGCCGTCCTTATCCAGTGGTCGAACATTGAACTTTTCCTCTCCGGCACTATTCTTGTTAAACAGAAGCCATGTAAACGCATCGAATACCGTTGTCTTTCCTGCGGCGTTCTGTCCTTTGATACTTGTCTTATTGGAGAAATTCACATCAAGGCTCTTAATTCCCTTGAAATTCTCCATATGTAATGATCTAATTTTCAGTTTCATTTTCCTTCTCCTTCCACTCTTTATATTTTTTAAGTGCCTCTTCAAAGCATGCTTCATCGTCAATATATCCAAGAGCTGACTCTATAATTTTTGAATTAATAGTTGTTCCCTTTTTCCCCATCAGCTCAATGTCTCTTTGGTGTTCATTTGCAATAATGGCACATGCTGTATGAACTTTCGTCCTGCATGCAACCAGATCTGCATATTCCTCAACGGAAATTGTAACGGTATTTTCTGCCATCTTAATTTTCCTCCTCTAATACATTAATTTTGCTCACAGACACCTCATATGCTGTTCTCTGCTCTTCTGTCCCATCTTCGTACATCTTTACATACCCACGGCTCTGAATGCGTCCGGTAAGTTTCAAATGCGTTCCAACCGGAAGTCCAGATGTATACACCGCATTTCTGCCCCAGACAACACACGGAATATAATCTGATTTGCCATAGGAACGATTGACTGCGATTAATAAATCTGCAATTTCTCTTCCAAGCGGAGTTTTCCTGTAAATCGGTTCTTTGCATACATATCCGTCAAGCTGGATTTTGTTCAAATCTGTATGCTCTCCCGGATTCGCTTTTTCAATTTCACAGACGAATACATATAATAACAGACGATTTCTCTTTTCCTCATGTTTGTTATAAGAACTATACACACCGGAAACATTAACGGCAGTGCCCGTGTATTTATCATTCAGATTGATTAATCTCTCTGAAATAATTAATGGGATAATATCAGCCGTTCCACTTAATCTATCCACTTTGAGGTACATATTATAAAATCCCTCTCCAAACACCTCATGGTTAAATTCCGGCTCTGTGATAATCGTTCCTGTAAGTTCCACTTTATTGTTTTCTGCTCTCATATTTGAATTTCTCCTTTTCTTATGCTAAAATAGGCGCAAATAGCTTATGCTATTGCTTTGATTGGGAATCATTCAGCTTTGGTCGGTTCGGATGATTCCTTTTCTTTTTCATAACTTCTTTATAATAAGGAAGTTTCTCTTTATCTTCGTTGCTGTCGCATATATAAATAATTCCATCGTCTGTTTCTTCATCTTTAAAAACATGATCCTCGACTATTTCTTCTGCTTCCTGCCAGTCTCCATCCACTTTGCATCCTATGTAGATCAGTAATAATCCACCTAACACAGGAATAGCTACCATCGGATTTACTGTTGCATCTGCGCTGATTCCAAGAAAAAAGAGTAACGCACCGGCTAATTCAATTACCTTTGCAAACTTCTTCATAGACACCTCACTCCTACCACTTATAGGAACCATTGGCAATCTCATCACCATACAAGGAAACAAAATCTGTTATTAATGCGATAAACTCTGAATTTGTCGGTTTTCCTTTTCCCACTGAAACCGTATAGCCAAAAATTTTGTTGATCGCATTTGTATTGCCATTTGTCCAAGTAACTTCTATCGCGTGCCGGATTGATCTTTCTACTCTCCAGACTGTATCGCTGTTTTCTTCTGCGATTTCAGTATAGAGTCCTTTAATAATGCTGATAAGTTTACTTCTGTTTTCAAGACATTTCTCAACCGCACTGATTATGTAACCGTAACCCTTAAGGCTATGTTTTACGCCGATCTGATCTAATGTCTTTCTTAATGCAATGTTCTGTCTATCCATGAATACCTCCTGTTAATCCTTTCCAACTCCGTATCTGATTGCCATTTCCTTTACAATAGCTGTATATCCCTCGATCAGCTTCTTGTCCTCTGCGATAATATCCACATAGGATAATTTGTCTCTGGTCGATTTACAGATACCTTCATCAGCCATTCTCCTGCGCTTATTCGTAAGTCTCTGTTTCAGATTTACACCCATCCGCTTTGACAACAGTTCGTAGCTTTCGGCTCTTACTTGGCTATATGCCTGTCCGCCGCCAAGCTCCATACTGATTTTCCGCAGAATGTTTCCGGTATCATCACGCCATGATGTTGTATCAAGTGCAACCACTTCTCGGATGCTCTCAACTCTTTGTTCCACATGGTTCAGTTGTTCCGCCTGCCGTTTCTGTTCCAACTGCTGTTCCGCTACAGAATTGAAAATCTTCTGGAACATCTGCAACTCCGGTGATAACTGATTGAGGTCAATCACCTTTTGTTTCACACGTTCTTCCAAGGTCGTGAAATAATCTCGTGCTTCTTCTGCTTTCTCTCCGTTTCCTTTCATGGAAAGTTTCTTTGCGAAATGTGCTGTGAGTTTGTAATCATCAGCAAAATTTCCTCTGCTACTTTCATTCGCCATTGATGGCGAGTAAAAATAATCCTCATTTTCAGTAGCAAATTCATTGTCTACAATATTCGCTTTCGCCCATCTGGAATAATGGCTTTTATCCATTTCCAAGAACTCATACAACTTCTTTGCGGTGGTCATTCCATTTTCATCGACACCAAGTGCAATCTCAATCGGCGTCTGCATTTTTGCTTGTTTTAACTCTTCCGTTTCCTCCAACTCCTTTCCGTGTTATAATTCCCTTATCATCAAATAAGGGAGGTGCTACAATGATTGAAAAGACAATTCATGACTTAGCTGTCACATATGCCAGTTCAAAACTTTCAGAATATGAAATTGACAAACGCGAAGCTCCACTTTGCGGAAATACAGAAATGTCATCCGAAGAAGTTCTGTATTTAAAAGCGGCATACGATTTTGCTGTCAAAAATCTTTCGGAGTAGGTTCGTACCTTTCTCCAACCATTGCATGAGAAACAGCTTCTTTTATCACTTCATGCTGTTTCTCCTCTGAAACGGACTGCTCAATGCGTTTTAGTGTACCGTCAATACTCTTTAACGTGTTGAGCATTTCTTTTAAAATTCTCACTGCATTTCTCCTTTCTCATTATTTTTAGGGCAAGCCTGTTCGTTAGCTAAAATCATTCCCTCTGCGACTCCAAGAACGTAGCTCTGTTTCTCTTTATCAAGTTTTGGAATTGCTTTTGAAATCCTAACAATTAGGTCTTTTTCCTTTTCGCTCATTTGGTTCACTTCCTTTCTTGTTGACTTTGTAAGCATACAATATCATACAATGTAATCAATGTCAATACCTTTTTGTTGACATTGTTAGCAATTAGTGATATATTATTTTTTGCAGGAAGGAGGTGCTTGATAAAATGAAAGAACGTATAAAATTTTTACGTGAAAAACTAGGGAAAAGCCAAGAAGAATTTGGCAAGGAACTTGGATTATCAAGAAATTACATTTCTTTAATAGAAAATGGTCAAAGAAATTTATCAGACCAGTCCTTAAAGGTTCTTTGCTCTTTGTATTCGGTAAATGAAGAATGGGTTCGAACCGGAAAAGGAAATATGGAAAAATCCAGAACAAAAAATCAAGAAGTTTTTGATTTTGCAAATAAAGTGATGGATTTGCCAGACAAAAAATTTAAGAAACGCTTTATAGAAGCATTGGCAAAGCTCGATGAAAGAGATTGGGAATGCCTAGAAAAAATTGTATTAGAAATAACAAAAGAGGGCTAATTGCCCTCTTTTGTTATATTTATTACTGCCTTTAGTATTTGACTTAAAATCCAAGTATCGTCAATTTCAGATATTTTTTTTATTAGCTCTTTTTTGTAGTTCTCATTTACTTCGTTTTCCCCCATATTGATTTCCTCCAATCATTCCGCACTTCTGATAGCGATAAACAAATTATAGAACTTATGTTCGATACCGTCAACCCCATTTGACAAATTGCTACAAATTACAAACTCGTTTGTAGTTGAGGGACAAGAAAACGCCTTATCCCGCCCCTCAGCCAGAACTTGAAGTGCCCTTATCGGACAATTTTATTTTACAAATTTTCCCGCAAACATTCAATTTCTTTCGGTCGCAAGTTTCGACAGGTAAATTTCTTATTGTCGCAGAATGTCGATTGATTAGTTTAAATTTTGTTAAAAAAATTAATTACTGGTTGAAAATTATGCATCTGCCAGTTATCTGTGATGAATTTTAAGTGCATAATTTTCCTTTCTGCCCGTAGGCTTGTTATTTAAAAGAGCCGGCTACACAACACATGGTCATGTAATCGGCTCTTAGGCTCTTGATTTTATTATATTTAATTTTTAATGCAGTTTTTTTACAGCTTAGGTGCGATCTTTACCATATTTAACCATTCCTGCACATTAAGATTTGAACCTGAGTTCTGATAAGTACTGAGTGTACCAGTCTGTCCCGGTCCGAAAGTGCCACCACTCGTTACCTGTAAAGTTGATGCACCGCCGGATACCGCAGGAACTCTGACTCGTCCCATGACATAGTTAGATGTTGTATTTGTTATAAAAACTTCACGAAACCCATTTGCGTTTGAACTGAAAGTGACAAGACCTGTAATAAGATAATACCCATCATCCGGGACAGTGAAATACTGCACGACAGGAGTTTGGTCATTATAATTTGTTGCAGTATTGGATAAGGCAGATACATTATTTTTGGCATCTGACTTTTTTAAATATGTGTCTGGAATGTTATTACCATCATAATCTGCACTAGCACGGGCAACTCGTACGCCAGGATAAGTATCATTCTGCTCGTTGTGTGCAATGAGATCTATCATATTATCATTATTAATATTAAACATTGGCATAAGCGAACCCATAATTCCAGACCAGTCGCTTTTCATTATTTTAATAAAATACTTATTTGCTAAACCGCTGTTTAACGATGATATCGCCCCGGTACAAGTACCATTCCCAATCTTAGAAATGTCTGTCGTTCCAAGCATTTTATAGAGATACCGCACATTCTTGAACATCTGTGACACCTTTGCAAAAATTGAAGAGTGTTTTTCGCCGCTTGATAATTTTGATACAGTCGTCCACGCTGACGCTGATCCGTCTGCCACATCACTACTCGTAAAAGTTGCTGTATTCTCTGCTGTATCTCCACCGGTTGCCACTGCACCGACGTTTTCTGCTGTGAGTTCTACATTGCCCCTACGGAAAGAATCTTCATTTACACCTTTGATTCCGGTAACTGGAGTTCCGGCCAGCACGTCCCACTTTTCATCTGATGTTTTATAAATATTGGCACCTGCCGGAATTACATTCCCGGCTCCCTCTTTAAAATCATCCGTGGTTGTAAATTCGTCTGAAATATTGAACATCCACCCTGTGCTAACATCCGCAAGTGCCGGAAGATCTGCAAATGCAACTGTTCCTCTCGGCTGCAATCCGCCCTTAATAGCTTCAGACACATCTTTTACCTGTTCAAAATAATACTTCGCATTGTCAGAATCCTCGCCCTCTCTGCTCCCGGTACCACCAACGGCATAACTCTGTGCTTTAGTTGCACTATCTGCTGCAGATTCGGCTTTACCGATGATCTCTGTTGCTTTCTGCGTTGCAATATTGGCTTTATCTGTGGCGGTACTGGCTGACTGACTGGCAGATGCCGCTTCACTTGTGGCTGTGGCTGCAGACTGACTGGCGGATGTCTCACTGACTTTTGCGTTGCTTTCGGATGCCTCTGCCGCCGTAGCTGACTTCGCTGCCGCTGTCTCTGACGCTTTGGCATTGGTTTCGGATGTTTTTGCCGCTGTTTCACTGGCTTTTGCAGCATTCTCACTTGCTTTGGCGTTGGCTTCGGACTTTGCCGCTGCCTGCTGGCTTGACTCTGCCTTTGCCACTTCCACTTTGATTTTCGCAAGATAGTTTGGCTCCAAGTGTTTTTCCTCGATGCTACCCTCTTTGACGATGGCAGACACTTTTCCATCCTTATCAATATAAAAAGCTACCGTATCAGAATCAAGGAACTCATACTGTGTAATCAGTGCCGACAGGTCTATGTACTGTTTCGTGCCATCAATCAGAGTCAGGATAATCTGCTGTGTGGTCGGGTTATAAACGAAGTTGATTGCGATTTTCTCCATCTGTGTATCAATCGTAATCTTAGAACCGTTCTTTTTTGTGATCGTAATGATTCCGGTCGATTCCTCAAAGGTCACGTCTGCAACAAGGGTAGCCACTTCTGTTTTCGTGGCTTTTGTGGTATCAAGAGTGATTACACGATCATCAATAACGCCAATAGCTGCGTCCATTTTGTTAAGATTGCTTTCATTAAGCGGTGTTTCATCACTCGGGTAATTCTCCCAATTAATAGCACTATGCGCTTTGTTCATGGTCCTCACTCTCCCTTTCCTTTGCAAGCTTCATCTGCTCCCGTTCGGCTATAACATGTCTGTTTGCTTCTTCCTTAATCTGCTGCAGAATATCCTTAAACACTAGGTACTTAGCTTCGATTGGGACATCCTCACACAAATTTGCATAATTTATAATGTCGTTTTCAAATTCCCGAATTTTTGCATTTATCATAGATTTTCCACCTTTTCCTTTAACTGTTCTATCTCGTCATGCTGCAACTGCACTGTGGCAACCAGATCAGCAATCAGTTCCGTATATTTCAGTCCGTAATACTTTTTCCCATTGCTGTCTGAAAACGTTTTTGGACAAATATTCCACCCTTTTTCCGCTTTTTTCAAAACATCCTGTGCAATAAATCCATGATGGAACCCATCTTTTTCGAAATTATAACGATACGATTTTGCTCTTAAAGAATAAATAAACTCAGATGATTGCTTTTTGCTTAAATCTAAAATTGTGTTTTTTATTCTTTTGTCAGATCCATTAATTACTCCACCTCTGAATCCACCTACTCCGGTATCTCCGTCTAAATGGATCATCATGTGGTCATTATCGTTTGCGCCTTTATGCAATGAAACATGATTATATTGAACCGTACATTCATGAACAGGACTTTCAAGCGTCCCTTCCACTGTTCGAAATCCATCCGTTCCCATCTGTACAAGTGTTCCACTGCGTTTAAATTCAATAAGGTTTTCTACAGACTCTTCCGCTTGAATATGCATATATCCCCCGGTCATTTCCATAGAACCTTTTAATTCAAGCAGTTTTGCTTTAATTTTGATACCCTCGGCTGACTGGTTGATTTCTGAAATGACGCTGTCTTTTGATACTTTCAAGCTGATCTGCTTTGATGACTGCGTAATCGTACTGGACGCACTCGATGAAAGCTGCTTAAATTTCTTTATCAGAGTCCATTTGTATTTTCCACTGCTTATTCCACCATCTGGTTCGCAACCATAAAACTTTCCAGTCTTCTGATCCAAAAAACTGTGTCCAGAATAATACGAAGATGCAGGGTATGTATTTTGTGGATTCCCGAAACCACAATGTGTAACGTCATAATCTTCGGTATCCCATACTGTTAAAGAAGCACTGACTTCTGACCGTATCTTAGTTGCGGTCACCTCTATATTTCCGGACAAATCGCCCTCTGCTTCGCTTGCTCTCGTAACTTCCGCTGTAATCTTTTCCTCATTAATTTTAATAGCTGCTGCAAGTTCAACTTCCTGTCCCTGTGCCCTTTTAACTTCTGCTGTAATACTGCTCGCATTTTGCGTGATTCTCGATGATAAACCATCCGTTGTATTTTTAACTTCTGTGCGAATTTCGGTTGCGGTCTGCGTGATCTGTGACTGCAATCCCTTCTCAACATCAGTTATCGTGCTCTGTGTCTTTTCAATGGTTCGCTCCAACACATTGCTCTTGCCTTTGAGCTTTAAAATACTTTTCTGTATTCCGTTCGCCCCGTTTGTCCGGTACTCTTCCCCGTCCGCTTCCAGATCATCACGCAAGGCCTGTATGCCTTTCAAAGTTCTTTTCAAAATATAGGACTCGATCAGTTCATATCTGGTCGGCAACCGCACCGCATCCCCAACCTCAAGACACGGGTTTCCTTTGCAGTCTGCCGCAAACGGGCGGTAAACAATACCTCTAATCTTGGAAAGAACATTTTTTGCAATGCCCTTCAGTTCTTTTGTGCCTTTTCCATAGACAAGAAAATTATCCTCGATCACATAAGCATTGTCTCCAGTGCCCACGATCACGCCGATATCATTCTTCTGCTCCCGGATCTGCAGCTTATTGATCGTTTTAACAAGAAAATCTTCATACTCAGCCGTTATATATAAATCTTTTCCAATCCGGTTGCTTTTCGGATCTCTTGGAAATAAATCATCTGCCGGATAAAGATCGTTTCTCGGATAAAGTCCCTGTATATTCTGCTCCAGGTATATATAATGAAACTTTCCATCACGCCCCATGTGCCCCATACAGCCATTGATCTCACAAATACAGGACAACACTTCCTTGCCGCTCATAGATTCGCCTATGGTGCTCGATTCCTCTGTATCAGAACTTGTCTCGCTGGATGCCGTGACTGCAACTGTTTTTTCAATAGACATGCCGTCATTAACCAGTATAATGTCAGCCTGCTCAATCCCGAAGTGCTTAAAAAAACTGTCCCGGAATTGCTTCATTGTGACCGGATCATAAACTGTAACAGTCCTAGTTTTTCCATCTTTATCTTTCTGCTGCTCTTTATGGGATGGAAAGACAGTGTTATACCATGCTGCCACATCTGCATTTAAAATGTCATAAAGAGCATCATATGCGACAACATCACGGCACGTCCTGTCTGCCGTAGGCGTATCAGAATCAACCTTATATCGTCCGAACTGGAACGGGATATCTGCATGTCCACCAAGAGACATCCTTACTGTCATCCATCTGCCCTTCATTGGCAAAAATGTATTTGACACCGTGAATTTAATCATGGCGGCTTCACACGAACCAAACGTCAATTCCTGTTCTGAACACAAACTTTCGGTCAATTCGAATTTTTCTTGGTGTAGCTCTGTATTTGTGATATTGACTTTTCCGTCATCAGATACGATGGATAACTGCTTATCGACCGTATCTTTTTTGAACAAGTCGCCATATTTATAATTAACCACCGTACACACCCCCTATGAAAGCAAGCCGAACTGAATTGTAACGAATTATTCCATCATATGTTCCGTATATCGTAGGCTGAAAATCTGCCATATAGCCGTACTGCGTCACATAATCGTCATATTCCGGGATATACGCTGTGATATAGCAGGCTCTCCCTGTCGCATTTGTGAACTGGCTTCTGATATTATTTAAAACCTCATTGAAAGTCTTATTTGTCAGCATAGCCGGGGTCTCAAATTCGACCTTTAACGCCTTTAACTCCACGGCATTTCTATGCAGATAACCATTGGCATCCGTATAATCATCTAAATCCTGCATATTGACATATGGACTATATGATTCCGCTTTCATAAAAGACATTGGCACTATGTAATTTCCAATCTTTAAAAGCCATCCGCTGTATGCCATACGATCACCTCCGCTTACTTTTCGTTTCTGAATCTATTGATATGGATGCCGTTATTGTCGCTTAAAAATAAGATTTCCGTTTTTCCGTCCGGCAGAATATCCGCAACAACGCAATTATTCGGATTTCCTATTGGTGTGCGACTTTCCGGGCACTTGCTCCAGTCTATTGGTTTATATTTTTTCATGGCTATTCTCCTGAAAATAGGTATAAAAATAGTACCTACCACCAATTTGATAGGTGCCACTTCTTTTTCTTGATCTATTTTGTAATTACTTCGATATTGGGCGATTTAATCACAATTTTCTCCGGTGTGTGAATTACTCCCGTGTTCCCATATGTAATCCTGATTTCTGATTTGTTCATAAAATTTCTCCTAAATTTCATACTCCGGGTATGTTACTTCCCAAGCATCCCTGTGATAAGTGTTAACCTCTCCATAATTCGCATCAAAAATCTTTTTTACGCCATATCCAAGTTCAATGCTCTTTTCTTTGAGTTTTCGCCAATTAAATGTTTTCCAGTCCACACCGTTCATTGCTGCAACACGCTTAATAGAATACCAGTCTTTGCTATAATCAAGTTCCTGTTGTAACTTTTCCTTTTCTTCTTCCGCTGCTATTCTAGCAATTCTTTCTTCTTTCAGCTCCGTCAATATCTTAATACCAAAGTCTGGATTGCTTAAAATATTATCAATTACCTTATCCGTAGCATACATACCATGTTTCCGGATGCTTGGAATGACTTCCATTGCGAGCCAGTTCTGGAACTTGTCCGCCGTTTTGTTGCTTGCTTTCATACCAAGGCGATAAAAAATCGGTTCTGGGATATAATCGTCTTTCCCAACAAGTTGGGAAAATCCAAACTCTATACAATATCCATTCATAGTCTCCCATCTTACATATGTTTTTCCGTTCTTTTCCTGTGTCCAGCCAAATCCTCTAGCTGTATCCTCTGCATTGATAGAAATACTTCCGTCCTCATTTAACATTGTTCGTGCTGAAAATCCAAGTTCTGGATTATTAAAAACTTCAATGTTATTTTCCTTAACTTTAGTTGCAAGAGCTGTATATGCCATATTTTCTATCTCCTAAATTTCCGAGCCTTACATTTCGCAAGGCTCAACCTTTAAATTCACGTGCGTTAGGAACATACCCTAACAGGAGTCGCACGCTATATATTTAGTAAGATTGTAATTTCCCGTGACGAAATACTGGAATAGCCCCAAATTTTCGGGGCTAAGCGGACAGGTAAGTTATATCTGCAAATTGTTCTATTCTATTTTTGCAATCCCTATAAATATCCTTGTAGTGCATACCCATTGACATATCAATTCTAATAGTCTGCAAAATAATGCTTTCCACAAGGGTTAGATTATTGAGATCTGAAACTGTGATATTGTCGCGATTTCCACCAATTACTGATTTTGCCAACTTGGTATATGTCACATACAGTTTATCTGAATGCGTACTTCCTTGTTCTTTGGCATAGTCTACAAGAAGTTTAATCACATCAGTTTCTTTCAGCCGATTTTCTTTATTAGCAATTCTTGTTTCGCCCCATAGTTTCGATTGCTTTTCAAGAATAAATCTGCGCATTGCATAAAACTGTCGAACCAACTCTTTCTTAAACTTCACAACTATTTTTGAATTTCTCAAAAGAGTTATAACAAATGTTGCTTGTTCCTCATTCAAATAATAAACTCTTTCAGGCTGCCCCCTTTTCCCCGATTTTAAATCGGAGAAATCAATATTGCCAAAGTCTAAAATATCTTTCTCATATTTTCTGATAATAGCAACAACAGATTCATGTTGGTTATTTGTTCCATCTGCAATCACTTTGCTGTTTGTAAAAACATCGTTTCCTTTGAGTTCCACCAATTCATACATACTCTTTTCCACCTTTCTTTCGCTACTGTCATTTGACAGGCAGGTTTAAATTTCATTTTTTTATTTTTCTTATGCAGTTTGAAATAAATAAAAAGACCACCAAAGACTGAATTTCTTCAATCTCTGGCGGTCACGAATCCGCACCTATTCCTCATAGGCTTGCAGGACATCCTAATTCTTTAGGTCTTACCTGCGTGATTTTTAATTATTGAAATTATATATTTTCTATGTGTGTTTGTCAAACAAAAGTCTCAACTATGTGCTTTCTGTTTTCCTGCTGCTTTAAGTACTCTCCATTCAGGATCGTTGCTAAAGTTTTTTCTTTCTTCAAGTTTTATCAATTCTTCCTTAAGTTTTTCATTTTCCTCTTCCAATTTTCGTATCTTCTTTTCACATTCTTTCTTTTCCTTTCTAAGCAAATGTACTTCTTTTTCTAACTCGTCCGCATGAATAAGCGCACTTGATTCTCTGTCAAATAATTCTAGATTTTTGTCAGTAACCTGTTTTATACTTTTACTTGTCTCCCTAAGTTCCCAATCGTATTCTTTCTTATTTTTCTCAATCCTGTATTCAAGAATTTCTATTTGTTCGTTTGCTTTTCTCAACTGTTCCCTGCACTCGATCAGTTCTTGCTCGATGCTTTTATCTTCCATGTAAAATTCCCCCTATAAGGTTCTTATGTAATCTTCAATTACTGTATCTTAATAATTTCTTTTTCATCAGTCCAAATGTTTGTTTCGTACTCCAGTTCTATTGATTGTACTGATACAGGAACAGAATAATATGTATTAAAAGAAACCTTTCTGCCAGAAGATAGATTTACATTAAAGAAATCCTTGTCATCCAATGTATATACTTGATCGCATAATTCATCATCAGCATAACAATGAAAAGCATCTACTCCAACATATTTATCCGAGCCACCTGTATTTTGGAATGTAAACGAAACCATAACATATTTCATTCCGTTTTGCGGAGTGTTTAGACCGTATTCATCGTCATAACCTTTAAAATCTGTATCTATTTCATTGACAACAACATTGAGATCATTTGTTTCGAAAGAATATCCAGCAGTTACCGGTTTGATATTCGATTTTATTTCAGAATTTTGTTCCTCTTCCGTTATAATTTTCTCTGTGTTTTCGTCTACAATTTTGTTTACCTGTTCATCTTTATTTTCCGAATCATTTCCCGCATATATTACCGCTGAAATGACAGCAATAATAAAAATATAAATGACCCATTTGCTGTTTTTGTTATTGTAATTTGGTTCTTTTAAAAATATCCCCATGTACATTCCCCCCTACCATCTGTGATAGGTTAATCCTACCACAAGTGGCGGTTTTTGTCATTAAAATATTGGAACTGGATTTCTCTGTGTTCTTCTTGCTTCACTCTTCCATTGCTTAACTGTACTGTCATATATTACCTTGCCGTCTAATTCAACTTTAATTCCGCTGTTTTCACTTGTATTCTGTGCGATTTGTGACAGATATGGTGTCAATGCTTCTGATACTGCGCTTTTTACTCCTGCTTTAATTCCTTCTACGATTTGGCTGTTATTCGCAACCGCTGTATTTCCATTGCTAAACTGCCCGACCATTTCTCCGTGATTTGCAAAAAATAAACCATCTTCCGGGAAGCCTCCGGTTGCAAATGTTGGGATTTTTCCAAGGTTAATATTGCCAGCTTGAATTATTTCTTTTCCACCAATATTTACAGAATCCCATGAAAAAGACAGTTTTGAATTAAGCCACGTTGCAAAATTATTCCATACCTGCTTAATTCCTGCAACAGCATTATCAAATGCCTGCTTCAATCCGTCAGAAATGCCGCTGAATGTCCAATTATCTTTTGTAAAATACGGTTCTACATGATTTGTCCACCAAGAACCAATTCCAGATGTACTCCACCAGTTACTAAATTCGCCCCATTTTTCAGAAAGACCTTTTTTCATTCCGTCTCCCTGCTCATCCCATCTTTTTTTTGTAAACCATGGCTTCACATGATTTTCCCACCAATTATATATTCCGGTATTCTGCCACCAATCGGAAAACTCATCCCATTTAGCAGACAATCCCTCTTTTATTCCATTCCCTACTTCCATCCACTTTTTCTTTGTGAACCACGGGAAAATATTCTCCTGAATGTAAGTTAAGGCTTCATCCCACTTTTCTTTAATTTTTTCTTTTATACTGTCCATTTCAGCTTTCACTGACAGTTTCTTTTCTCCCCAATATTCTTTTACATCTTCCCACCATGAAGAAACATCCTCTAAAGTTGTTGTTAATTTATTGCGAACGGGTAGTTCTACATTCAATCCCCACCATTCTTTGACATTGTCTTTGAACTCGGAAATCTTCTCCTGTAAATTTGGAAGGACGACATCTGCTCGTAAATCTACATCATCTAATCCGTTTATATTCTTCCATTCATCTATCCACGCCTTTAGATCAAAGCTGTCAGGTACATTTAATTTATTAGGCATATTATCATTGAACTCATTTAATGCTTTTTGGAAATCATCTAATGATTTGTAATCTTCCTTTTTAGGCAGATTTTTGACAAATTCATCAACATTCATTCCATTTCCAATGCCTAATTTGTCCATCACAGTATCATGGCTCAAAACTCCACCGCCATATGCATTAATCCATTCAAACGGATTAAGAAGTTGTTTAAAACTTTCCTGAAGATATTGCAGAAAACCGCCTTTTTCATACGCTTTTTCTAAATTATTAGCATCTTTTTTTATGCTATCTTTTCCAACCGTAAAAGATAACGTTGCCACTACTACAGCAAGTGAAATAGGAATTGCATAAGAGAGCAATGATTTTACCGCCGTTGAACCAAAAGCGGCTGTGAATTTCGCTCCTATTAATTTTCCAATAGTCTCCTTGAGAAGTTTCCCTGTTAACAGTTTGCCTGCAAGTTTCAGGGCAAATGCTCCAAGAAGAATTTCAACTGTCTCAATATCAATGTTTGAAAGAAAATCTTTTACGCCTTTCCAAACATCAGACCACTTGATATTTTCTATCATGGTCTTAATTGTCTTGTAAACTCCCTGTACCCAAGTATTTATATCTTCTGCAAGTGCTTTAAAATCAAATGTTTTGAAGAATTTATTTATTCCCTCTGCCAGTGATTTTCCAAAGTTTGACCAGTCAAATGTCTGACCAAAGGAAAGTGTGGCATAAATCGCCGTATTCAGTGCCCCGGCGATCGTCTTTCCTACATTTCCAAACAGTCTCGGATTGATAAGACCATTAAGGAAATCTGCCAAGCCTTTGCCGAAATTTCTTGCCTTGGAATAAATCTTATCCCAGTTGATAGACTCCATAGCTTTTGATAAGGCATCACTGATGTATTTTCCAAGCTGTTTTAAGTTTTTAATATCACTTTCGTAATTTTTGAAAATAGTATCTGTCTTGACGAGTTTACCGCCACTGGCACCGCCTGATGCGCCACCGCCGCCGGAACCGCCCGAACCTTTTTTGCCAGAACCATCATTTGTGGTAATCAGTTTCAATTCATCAAACTGACGGACACCCTTATTCATCTTGTCAATGTTCTTTGCCGCCTGTCCGGTACTGTCCGCAACATCATCTGCGCTTTCTGCCGCATCTGAAAAACTATCCGCAAGACCTGCACCGGAATCCTCATATTTCCATCCGAAGATTGCGCCTAAAGCGTTTGTAACCTTTGTAACAAAGCTGATAACAACCAGTAAAACGGAATTGAGTGCTTTTACGAATGGTTTAAAAGCATTGATTAATGCTCCACCAATAACACTGCCAAGCTGTTCAAACGACTGTTTTAAAATTCTTATCTGGTTCGCCCACGAATCAGCCGTACGTGCAAAGTCTCCCTGCGCTGTCTGCGTATTGGCAAGCACATACTGATACCGGAGCATTGTCTTTTCAGCCTGTGACATAGACTCGATATCAGAATCTAATCCCTGTTTCATCGCCCACTCTTTAAGGGTTGCCTGTGTAAGATCAAGACCGTAATCTCTTAATGGACGTGTCTGTCCGGTAAATATTGCAGCTAAATCCTGCGACACAACATCCTGATCTATGTTATACAGAGATGCCATATCAGCAGTTAATTTTGTTAAATTCAAAGACACATCAGCCATGGAATCAGACAAACCAATATAGCCATCTGTCTGCTTATTCAAAAACTCATTGGCTTTCTTTATCAAACTGCTGTCAATTCCCATGGCTGTTCCCATTGCTTGGAATCGGCTTGCCGTCTGTTTCAGTGTCAGTTCTGACATACCGAACTGACGTATAGAGTCCTGTGCAAAGTCATTGACTTTCTTTGACATGTCCCCAAAAGTAACATCAACAACGTTCTGAACCTCTGTTAATGCGGATGATATGTCGATTGCATTTTTTATTCCCCTGATCGCTCCGTACAGACCAAGATAAATCCCCATAGAGGACAAAATCTGTCTTGTGAATGACTTGAGTCCGATCAATGCTTTCCCTGTGGATGTCTTAAATCCAAGGAAAGAACCGGAAAGACTACTGATGCTGGTATTTAACCCAGAAATTGCGCCACCAGACCTGTTGGAAAGATTGCCGAGTGCCTGCGTCATCTGAATGATATTCGAAGATACATTTGGCGCTTTTGAAAGCGTCTCAAACAGGTATTTGAGGTTGTCAGCAAGCAAAGGTATATTAGTCACCGCGCGACCGCTTGCAACGCTTCCAAGCCTTGATATGGACGTTACAAGATTGCTCATATTGGTCATATCAAAATTCAATGCACCTATCTTGTTCATCTGGCGTACAAAGTTTTGTAACTGCGCAGATAAAGCCGGCAGATTCTTTGTCGCCTGTGTAGATGCCTTGCCACCAATTTTTGACAGCGCCGACACCATGCTTGTGAGTCCGCTTGTATCAACAGCCTTAACACTTGCTATTCCAGATGCAAGATCTCTCACAGCAGAAGATATTCCGTGGATAGAATTTGCATCAACACCAGAAAATTTATTGAGGGCCCGCACCATTGATGTGATTTCCGAAGATTTACCACCTTTGAACCCGGTAGCTGCATCGGAAATGCTTCTGATTCCGCTTGCAATATTTGAAAGTTTTGCAGTGTCAAACGATATGCTTTCCCGGAGCCTATTCATGCTGTTTACAAGGCTTTCTATGGAATTACTTGCTTTTGCAGAGTCAGCTTTGATTTTTATTTGTAATTCATCAATGTCTGCCATATATGCACCAACTTTCTATGCAAAATAAAAAGACGGTAGGCTGTGACACCTTACCGTCCTTGATCTACTCTTTTAATTTTTCTCTTGTAACCGGTCCGCATTTCTTATCTACTGTAATTCCGACTTTTTTCTGGAATGTTCCAATACCGGTCGCCGTATCATTTCCAAGAATACCGTCCACATTACTGTTTCCCTTTTTATCTTTTTCATCCAGGCATCCGTGATAAATAAGCTCCGTCTGAAGCCATCTCACATCATCCCCTCTCATGCAAGGGAATTTTTTCTTTAAAATCCTTGCAGGTTCCGGGTATGGGTTTAAATGATCTTTTACATTTTTTCTAGGGTTTCCGCTTGTCACAATCGCTGTATGACCTTTTGTTTTTGTGACAATAACATCTCCGTTGTAAAGAACCATTCCTGCCGCATAACCTCCAATGTCATCAAACATGCCACTAGAAAGAAGTACAGATTTTTCATTTGCTGTGGTGAAATTTCCAACATCTTTTCCAGTTGCATGAATAATGCATGCACGTACCGTTGTGCCGCAATCTGCTTCTGTTTTTACTTTTGAATTAATACCATATTTGACAATTCCAAGCCGGTGTCCCTGACAGTAGCCAATATTATCATTATTGCACGCTGTAATCATTGATTCTGCCAGTTTATCCGCCATATCTTTTGTTTTTGGCCTTAACACATACCATCCTTTTTTATGAACATAAAAGTTTTGCATACTTACTTCTGTTCCGGTCTGATCTCCCGGTCTCACACCGGTCAATTTCCCATTTTCATCATGTCTTGCAGATCCAATTCTAATTGACATATTTATACCTCCAAGTTCTTTTCTGGTTTTGGATGGCTCAACTCATAGTTTGACTGCATAATTTTGAGCTTTGCCACAAATAGCTCTCTCTGTTTCTTAATTTCTTCTTCCGTCATTTCTGAATCATCTTTCCCTTGTTGCTCATTGATTGGTTTTTTAATATACTTTGATTTTGCTTTTCGTCCGGCAAGGCAATGTTCTACTGCCACCGATACCGCAGACAATCCGTACGTTCCAAACCACATCCACATCTCATCGTCTCTTTGCTTTTTATCTAAGTTGTAAGCATCCGCATAAGGCTGTAAATCAGTCGGACAGGACGTGTCTATGTCATGCACAGTAAATCCGTACCCTTTTGTAACTAAAAGCCAAAACGGGCGGATTTCCGTGCAATACGTTTCCCATGTAAGCTCTCTCTGTTCTTCTACTTTTTCCTCGGAGCTTTCTTCGCCGCTTCTTTCTGCTCTGCTTTGAGCAGTTTTGATAAAAAACCATTTTCAAGTAACTCTGCTAAAAGTGCATTGTAAAGTGCCTGAACATCTGCATCTTCTCCGTCAAAGTAGTCATCCAGCATGGCATATACTTTTCCAAGCTGCTGTTCCTTTTCTCCCTCATTGTCCGGATTGTATCCAAGTTCCTCTTTGTGAAACTTCTGCGCGCCTACAAGGATTAACTCTGGAAGAAATAAAAGGATTTCGTCAATCGCTTCAATATCTTCCATCTGGTCTAATTTTGCTACTTTCTTGATAATTCCGCTTTTCACGGTTGCTTCATATCCAAACTTGATCTGTAATTCTTTCTCGCCAAATTTTAATTTTGTCATTTTCTTTCCCTTTCTTCCTCTAATATATGAAAAGGGCAGTCCGAAGACCGCCCTGTTCTTTTAAATTGTTTCTTCAAGCTCTGGCTCGGTTGTCTGGTTATCGTCAGCCGATCCAACCGAACTATTCGACTGACGTGTTATTCCCCCGGTGTAAAAGCTACAGCGGTGTCCATGCCCTTGTATTCTTCAATGGTAAGATTCATTTCAACCGTCAAAAGTTCGTTCTGACCAATCTCCGGCTGTGGAATCTGCTCTGGCGGCTGAGCCACAACAAAAAACGCTTCGGTAAATCCCGGGATAATCGTTTCAAACCACATTCTTTTCCCGCCGGCAAGCGCCTTGTACGCTGTGATAAGTGCTTCCCACTCTTCCTTTGTGGCATCTGTAAGGTTTACCGTGATAGGGAAAGAGCCACCGGTATCTGCGCGCCCCTTTACATATCTGGTAATAGCATCTTCTAATGCAGATGCGTCAATCTGTTCCGGCTCAATGTTGATACCGCCGATTGCGTTAATTCTTGTAAGCTGTTTAAACGATGTAGGCTTTGTTCCGGCTGTGGTTTCTGTTCCATAGCCAAACGTAATGCCTAACGTAGACAATCCTGCTTCTGCCATTTTTACCTCTCTTTCTACCGCCAAATAATGCGGTTATCGGGCGCATCTTTTTGCACCCGGTGCATAAAAAATAGAGCCTTTCGGCTCTTTTACATCAATCTGTCGTTGGCTCCGATTATCCGCCGGAACCTTGCAACGCTTCTAAATTTTTTCTCACTGTCATTTTTAAACTCCGGCATTGCTGTAATTTGAAATCGCATCTGCTTAAAGGCATCAGATAAAATAGCCATGATCCCTTTTGCATCACTCTGCTTTGTGTTTGTAATGACGTCAACCTGTATTGTTTCCTGCACCGCATTTACGGATGTGCCCTCTAAATCTGCCCCACGTTCAAGCCCCGGCATCTCATGGATGTAAATAGTCGGGAAAACAGGGTCTTTATCAAGGTTTTTTTCAACCGTTGTAAATGCAGTGTCAAAATTCATGCTTTTGTATTTCTTCTGGAGTTTTGGTTTGGCAATCGTTACAACATTGGAAAAAATGTTTGTTTCAAGATCAAATACCCACTGGTTGCCTGCCATTATTTAAACACCTCCTTCGCTGTCTGTGTAACAATCTGCCGCAACTCATTTGCGGTCAGATACATAAATGGTCGGCTTGGCATTCCCTCTGTAAACCACCAATCGCCATTGTCGTCCTGATAAAACCATCCATATCTTCCATCTGAAATCTGATGGATAGTTTTTCCACTTGCATACTGCCACGAAACACCCTCTGGCAGTTTCCCCGGATAATGGCTTTGCTGTCCCACAATTCCGGTTCCAAACTCAACAAATGCGGCGTGGTCTGTACCGGCTATTACCGCCCATATCCCGCCGCCCTTAGTGCTTCCTTCATATTCCGCATGAACACTTGAAATCAGTTCCGATGTAAATATTGCGTCAAGGTCAGCAATTTGCACTCTGGCAATCTCTACGCCCTTTTCCGCGAGTTTTTCTGCCAATAGCTGACATTTATATGTTAAGCTGTTTTGATAGGCTCTAAGCTCTTGTATTGCATTCTGAATAGACTTTTCAGACAGGCTCATTGTGATTACTTTCTTTCCCATGCCGCACCTACTTCACATTTTTTTGCAATAAGAACAAATCAACCGTCAATCCCTCGTCTGCGACACCTTTTACGATGTAATCAGCCGAATTTTCGTCAACGATTGTATTCTCTTCATCTTTGTACCTTACATCTGACCGTTTCCATACCAAAGAACCGACGTTCAATGGAAGTTTCCCTTTGTCCTCGACAATTTGAACAAAGTTTGTGGAATTGTCAACGCCAAACTCTTTTATAAGTGCTTCACTCAACTTATTGCTGATTGAAGAATAAAAAACCACAGGCTTCTCGTAACCTGTGGTATACTCTCCGGTTGTTTTCGGTATTTTGTTTCCATCTTTATCGAGGTAATAAATTACATTACCATCAGAATCCGTGTACGAAGAATATTCGATGTTACCATCATCATCCGTCACATATACCGGCACCTTGCCGCTTTGCTGCGAATAACTCATTTTTTGCTTATTGATCTCAAGCATTTCACTTCACATCCTTGCCGAACCGTTTCCACAGCTCAGAAAGCTTTTCCCATCCATACATTGCGACAAACGCAACAATAAATCCTGCAATAATAGCTGCCAAGATCATATACCATAAAATTGATGTCTGGATGTACTGCATGTATGCCACAAACGCAGCGACCGTGATTCCGATAGAAAGAACAAATACCAAAATGTCCGTTGGAATCTTAGAAAATACGCCTACACCTTTGATTACCTGTGTTACCACAGACACAACAAATGCCAGCGCACCAATGATTGCCAGAATAATTGTCATATTTGCAATTACAGACTGTATAATATCCATGATTAAACCTCCTTTTCATCATTAAGACGGGTTTCTATCCCGTCAATTCTGTGATGCGCCGATTTCACACTTTCTTCAACCTTTATAATTCTGTTGTCGTGAGAATTTATTTCTTTTCTCATCTCCGAAACTTCATTCTTGATCTCGGTCGTGTTGTTTGAAATGGCATCCAACTTCATGTTAATGCGTGTGTTCTCCCTCACGCGTTCTTCAAGATCCGTGTTGTCTGTCCTTTTGTTGCTCTTCAAGCCCATAAAGACGGAAAAACCAAGCGACAGCACGCTTATAATGATTGCTGTTGATATTTCAATCGTCAAATCATATACCGCCTTTCATTTTTATGGCACACCGCCCACCACCGCTCAATGTGTGCCGCCTGCTACGTTTTGCCGACGTCGGCAAAACGTAACGCACAATCTTCTAACCAGATGGAATCCCATACGGTTATAATGCTTTTACAAACGGAAATACTCCAACAAACAAGCTTTCCCTGTCTTTCCAGCTACGGCTTACGCCGTTTTCTGAATAACTTGCCATATAGGCTTCTCCTGCCTGTGAATGGTCGTACAAGGCTAAATTGACGATTACATCCTCAAACTGTTTCAAGTCTTCGGATATTTTTTCATCCGTGTAGCTTTCCGGGTAATTCCGCTTGCTTACCACTTCATTTCTTGCCTGCTTGATAAGCTGTTCGATGTAAGGATTATCTTCTTTCTGGTCGAACACGACAACATCAGAAGTAACACCATCTTCATCCGTAACGGTTTCAATATGAAATTGTTTCAGTCTGATTTTGACCTGCTCTAATGTTGTATATTCGTCCATTCTTCCCTACCTATAATCCGAACTGCTCGATCAAAATGCGTTTCAGTTCCGCTCCACTGATTTCTTCTGCACCCTCGATCCCATGTTCAGCGGCAAGTGCCTGTAAATCAGCAGTGCTCATTCTGTTAATCTCTGTCTTGGTGTACCCTCCGGAAGATTTCTCTCCCAGAACAATGTCCGGAATTTCATCTCCTGCTTTGTACCATTTTCCATTGCGCTTTACCGTGTATTCAGCAATCATACCGCACCTCCTACGCAACTTTCATGACAACAACGCTGTCCATGCCCTCAAAAGTAGGCAATCCGATCATTGACACAACGCAATGAGTGTTGATCGGATGATTTGTTGCGTATGTATACACCGAAATACCGGTTTCTACAATAGAAAGGTTTCCGTCTGTTAAACTTCCGCTTCTCTCTTCCGGTGTCTTTCCAAAGACATAATCTCCAAGGTACACGCCGGATGCCTGCGCTGAAATAACTCCTGTAGGAATAAAATATTTGGTGGCACCGTCTGCCGGGTCGATGTAAAGTTTGTCGTAAACTTCAATCTCGATGCCGTATCCTCTAAGATACTCTGTAACCTGCCCCTGCTGTAAACGAATACCTCCATTGTAAGCAGTAATTCCAAGCACCTGTTTCTTTGTGTCTTCTGCCTTAAGAACCATCTCCCACGTTTCTGTATTCATGCTAAAACGTGCAAGGGAATATCCGGTTTTCTTTGCAAACTCACGTTTAATCTCGATAAGGTCATCAAGTGGCGTTGCTGTTTCTGGTGCAGACCATTTATCAGTATCGCTTCCGGAAATATCCTTGTAATGATCTCTCTTGTGCGCCACTCCATTGTCCGAAGTATAATCAACATAGAAGCTCTTGCCACCAATTGTTACCTGTACTCTTGGAATACCATCAGATGGTGCTAATAACTGCCAAATCTGGCGTTCCGGCACTACTCTTGCGCCCTCAATCAGCATCATCGGTTTTTTGCTGATTTCTCTAAGCACCTGGTTTGCCATGTTGGAATTTTCTGCCGACTGGTAATTTGCATACTCCTGCTCTTCACGCTCTGTTACCATGTAAGATTCACGGTAGAAAGGCATCTCGTTCTGAATATCCGAAAATCCACCGACATCTCTTAACTCTGCCTGCGCATCAAAATTGGATGCCTTTAAGGATACCGGAAGACCGTTTTTCCCTTTGATAAATCTAAGTTCAAGGCTGTCCTGTTTTCTGGTTCCAAATTTCTGTCTACCTAAGTAAGGTGCAGAACCAAGCGTTTTTTCATAATTATTCCACATAACCACAAGACTTCTTGCGGTAAATGCTTCTGCTAATGGTAATGCCATTCTCTAATACCTCCATTTTTTAATCAAAAAAAGTAACACGCGGTGTTGCTGCTTTTGCAGTTGCTTCCACGGTCACTCCGTTCGCTGTTACCTTTGCGCTGTCAATAGAACCCTGATATACATAAGTTCCAGGCGCATCTCCCATTGTTACGTCAACATCTTCCAGAATATACCCTTTGCAAGATTCGTCATTGCTTGGGAACGGTGTCCCTGCCTTTGCAATCTTCTTTCCGTTTGCATCGGCACTTGACACCATTGTCTGCGGAACGATACACGCCGCACCCTCATAAGGAAAGAATTTTAAAATTCCTTTACTCTGTGTAAAGTCTCTTTCAATCGGTTTTCCCATAATTTACCTCCTATAAAACATAATGGTCTTTGGCTTCTGCACTTTCTGCAGGTTTGCCAAAACTGATTTTTTCTGCGTTCTCTACGTCCGCAGTTTTTTTATTTTCTCCACCTGCAGTACCGCCGCCCGGATTTTCAGAATTATTTGCAATCTCCTGTTCCTTTGCCTGCGCTGCCGCGGTTTCCTTTTCGGCTGTAATCTTTCCAAGAGCGTCATAATCAAGGCTTCCATTATCCTTGACAACGGATTTTGCCTGCTCTGCATTGATTTTTAACTTTTCCATCAATGCTTCGCGCTGATCTCTGATGGCGTTTTTTTTCTGCATATCTGCGATCTGCTGATTTGCTGTCTCTAACGCCTTGTTTGCTTTTTCAAGTTCCGTGAGGTTTCCTGCTTCCATTTCATCCAGCTTTTTCTGCAACTCATCTGCGCTGTCTGCCTTTGCCTTAAGCTCTGCTGCTTTTGCCTGTTCTCTCTGTACGGCACTGCCGTAATCAGCAATGATTTTTTCAACATTTTCCTCACTGATACCCATTGCAATTAACTCTTCTCTTTTCATTGATTACCTCCGATATGTCTTTACGAATTTTTGCGGTGCAACGACACCGAATGACACTGTTGATTTTTACGCTCACAACTTTGCGAATTTTTATAAAATAAAAACAGCCACCGATTACTCGGTAGCTGTCTTATTTTGCTGTTTATTTAATTGGTTTACAATTTCCTGTGCTTTTTGTTCCTGCTCTTCTGCATTATCAATTGTTTTCCACAACGCATCTATATATGGCTTAGACAAGAGGAATGTCTTTTCAGCATCTCCCCAAAGCCCCACCGTTTTAATGGCAATAAGAGGATGTATGCCGCACTCTAAAAGCTGATATAGTGTTTGCGACTTTGTATACATATTGTCTTGCGGGCTATGATTGATTTGCACATCAAAATCCCTCATTGACAATTTCAAATCATTGTCCTTAACGCGTATTACATTTAAGACAACTTTTGCAAGTCTCTTCTCTGCCGATTTCACAATTGGGTCTTTTAATTTTGCTCTTGTCTTTGAAAAATCCCATCCAGCCCTTAATGATACTGCTCCTTGTGTATCTCCTCCAGAGTTTTGGGACTCTCTGTTTGGTATTGCTAATATTGCCAAGGCATTGTCCCACAAATCATCTTTTGCCACCTGACACTGGCTCTGATTTAGTTCCTGCGTCATAATCTCAACATCGGCTTTGTTATCCTTGTTATTGGACTTTACCGTCAAAGCATGGCTCATTTTCATCTTTTCAAACGTTTTTTTGTCGATTTCACAGTTCACAAACTTAACCCAGTACTGAACAAACTGCTCAATTCCATCCATTCTGTTTGACTGCATATTGTTTATGGCATCCAAAATACCTATGACAAGCTCAATATCAGAAATTCTCTCATGATTATTTGGAAACTCAACAATAGGTATACTTCCAAATGCATGCAATTTCCATTCAGAAACTACTCCGTTTTGAAGTTTACATGAATAGTTGTCCGTATAGCACAGTTTGTACCATCTTCCATCTTCGTCTTTAAGCTCCTGCACCGCAACCACCGGTTCTTCCGTGCTCCGATTATAAATAACACACGTATTCATTGGAGTAGGCGCAACAATTTGAAATGGTATTTCTCCATTTGCAAATCTTACCGCCTTAAAAGATGTTCCGGTTGCTGACTGCCACTCTCCTGCTTTAATGTCTTTTTCCTGTTTATTCGCATCCACAAGATAGTCATTCAGCGCATCCACTGCCCGATTAATTTCATCATCATCTTTTCGACTGATAAACTGTATTGGCTCGCCATATGTCTGTCCTACTTTGAACTGAACAATCTCATACGCATGATTTTCTACTATTTTGTTTGTAATATCAGCATTTTGTACCTTTAATCGGTATAAAATCGGCTGATCTCCTTTGTAATACCGCCATAGGTATTCTATGATGGTTTTGTTGTAATAATAATTTCCGATGCAGTCTCCAACCACCTTGACAATATTGTCTTTTGTGATAGTTTCAACATCAGTATATAAAATTTTTCGCCCATAACATCCCTTAACAAGGTCTTGGAGAGATTTATTATTCATAATTGGCTCCTAAATAAACGTCATCCCACTGGATGTTGACCGGATTGTAAGAGATTTTAATTTCGTCTTTCCATTCTCCGGATAAAAAACAACTTTCTTGTGGCATTTCCTACATTCCACAGAAATGTTCATTGTTGAACGCCCATCGTGTGTGGCAACTTTTCTTCCGCAACGCGGGCAATATATTGTTTTTGGTGTATATACCATAAAATCCTCTTTTCTTTTCAAAAGAAAAAGCACCGGAGATTTCTCTTCGATGCTCTTTCAATGGGGGATGGTAAAGTGTTCAACTATTTGTTGACTTCTTCGATTATAACTATATCAGAAAAAAACCGGACATATCGGACAACTTTACTCTTTCATAAATCTATCGAACGCTTTTCTCACGCTGTCTTCTGTGTTATTGCCTCCTATTTGGTCGGCAACCTTATTCCAAGATTGATTTTCTAAAAATCTAAGGTTAATTATTCTTCTAATTCTGCTATCTTTTATATTTGCAATAAACTCTTCTACTTCATTTGTTTTTTCAAGAAGTTCGTTTTCCAAAATTTCGAGGGTGGTTTTTCTGGAATATAACAAGGTTTTTTTGTGCCTATATTCTGGCAATGGTATTCCTTCTATTTTAAAATGTTGGTTTCCACCATTTCCGCCAGAAACGCTATCAATAACCGTTCCTTCCTGTTCAATTTTTTCTATGTATTTTTCAAGCTTTTCAATTTTATTCCTTACTTCTTTTACTTCTTCTCTTAAATCTAAGTATTGATTTAAAATATCTTTGTTTACCATATCAATACCTCCTAAACGGATTTACTGCCGCTTCTACTTTGGCTACGTTATTTCCATTTGTCACTCTAAGCGCAAAGTTTGAAAATACATCCGGCACATCATCCAACTGCTTTTTACCGGACACTGAATATCTCTTGAGAAGAGACATCATTACTCCATATGGATCATTTGGCTTATATAATGATGGGTCTTTAAATATAACGTGCTGCAATATCCAGTTTGAGCACTGAAAAATCCTTGCTTCCTTATTTGTCTCCGTCGGTGTATCTGTGATATTGCATATCCATCCTTTGGCTTCCACTCGCTTGTTTACTTCCATTGCGACACGGTCTCCGCCGGCGTTTCTCTCAAATTCACATTCCTGCACTTTGTTGTTTGTCAAAACATTTGCTGCATTTTCATACTGCATCTCATAATCTGCCGTGTTATCGCAAACACAATCTACACAGTAGTAATCCTCTCCGTATTTTTGCAATACCGGCAAAACAAAGTAATCCGTTCCTTTTCCCTTTGTATCGCATTGACCGGTTACAATTTCTGGTTCTCCATGTGGCAAATTAAGATACCGACGTATTTTATCTTCCGGAAATAGCAATCCCTCTCGCTCAATCGGTTCCTGTTTGTAAAGGCATCTATATGATATGTCGTCCATCAATAATTGTTGATCTTCAAAAAACTCTTTTGTAAAACCGGAAAACTCATATTCAAAATTGCTTTCTCCTGTAACTGGGTCTACATCTGGTACCGCAATAACCTTTACTCTCGGATTGCCCTCGTACATATTTTGGATGCGCCCTATAACGTCGTGTACGCTCCATCTTGTGGCAATATGTATTTCCTTGCAGTTCTTACCGTCCGTGTCCTGTATCTTTCTCTGGCGGGCATCTACGGCATATTTATCCCATAATTTATCAAGGATAATAGGATTCATTGCTTCTTCGATACCGCCTATCATATCGTCAACCAGTAAAAACTTAGAAGCCCTTACTTTACCTGCATTCTTACTACCAACAGACGTACATTGTACGGATGGAAACGATTTGTACTTCCCGACATTAAACTGCTCCATTTTCGCATTTGTGCTTGTCACGGAAAGATTTGGGAAAATTTCATTCCATGTATATTCTTCTTCGTTTGTAACGATATCGTACACACCGTCATAGTACATTCTGGTAATATCACCGCTGTGTGAATAAAAGAGGCTGAAATCTCTCGGAAACCATCCGGCAACAAGAGCGTGAAACATTTTTTCAACCGTTGTTTTTCCTGCACCCGGGACAAGTGATACGCACAGGATGTCATATCTATCATCAATCATGCCTTGCAGCGCATCTATGAGTCCGATTTTTAAGAATTGCTTTCTTCTTGGCATGTAAAACCGCTCTTTAGGCTCTCTCTTCTTCTCCAAATACTGGAAAGCACTATCCACAACTTTGTTTTGCGCTTCTAAAAGCAAAATTCCGTAGTATTTGTCCAGAATTTCATAAGATACCTTGTTTTGGAATGAATATTTCTCTAAATCCCATGGTGTGCCACCTGTAGATTGAAATATAAACTGCTCCGTCAGTTCTTTCGCTCTGGCAGAAACCTTTAATCCATACTCAACATCCTTTTCCGTCAGAATGGCTACCCTTGCCGCTTCTTCCATGGCATCTATTACCTGTTCATCAACGCCATGCACCTGTATGTAATTTTCATATCCATTTACTGTGGAAATTAGGCTTGAACTTGCCAAAAGAAAAGCACCTCCGCAAAAGCAGAAGTGCCTTGACCTCTGCCTATAACTGTTTTAGGGTAGCGACTAACTCCATTTGTTAGCCGGTAATATTATTTTATTTTCTTATTATTGGTTCTTGCTGATATTGACAAGTCCACTCTGAAATATCGTTGTTGTCGATATTTTGTTTTGCTTTTTCTATTTTCTTTGAGAATTTACAATGCCACAACGCATAATTAAGCCTTGATTGCGAATAGTAAATGCAACATCTGTCTTTCAAATACTTTTTCATCTTCGGAATATGAATCCCATTTAGAAACTCCAGATTTCTTTTTGAAAAATTCACATTCATGTTCACTGTCAGCAAATCCAGCACCAGGAATCCATTTTCCCGGATGGTTGCACATTTCAGCCATCCCTACAACTTCGTTTCTATCAAATCCAAGGTAAGCACAATCATAACACGTCATTCTTCCGCCAACTTTCTGCCGCACATCGGACAAAATACAATATCAAAGTAGCCTGCTGCCTTACATCCTTTATAAATTATGATACCTGGCACTTTATCGCCGGTATTCTTCATAATCTGCGCATCTGTTAAATCCGTTTCATTGGCGCACTTTTTGATAGGAATATCAGTACCGAATATTCTGTTATCACTATAGTTCTTACAAAAATCACACATTTTCAACACCTATCCCTGCATCTGTGATAAATAACTTTTCCTCTTACATTCGCTTCATATGCTCTTCCAAGTGACCGAACAAACAGATATTTCTTTTTCTCACAATCCATATAATCCAAGGAATTCATATATGGCTCCAATTCGTTTGAAAGCTGTTCCACAAAATCCTTGATATGCTTGAATGCCTTAATTGCCTGTTCTTGTATAAACAAAACTATTGCTTTCCATGTATCAATTACTTTTACGGCATACTCAAGAATCATTTCTCCTAATTTTCGATACCATAATTTGAACTCGACAACCATATATCCTTGCAATTCAATAACTTTTTTCTGATCTTCTGACACATTAAGATCCATACTCACACCTCAACACCATCGCATTTTACATAAGAACCAAGACCTTTAATGTAATGGCTTCTCGTATCTTCAATATTTCTGCAATCTATGACTTTCCCCTCGTCAATACACTCTTGCAAGTATTTGCATTTATCGCATTTCGTATCTTTCTCAATGCGCAGTGTAGGATCTGCTTTTTGCTTTTTCTTGAATATTTTTTTAATAATTTTCCATAATCTCATTTCCGCACCTCAATCAAAACGTCAATCAGTTCTTCCAGTTCTTTTTCTGTCTTTTCTTTTGGAGTTTTTCTAAATCTTGTGGAAACATATTCCAAAATGGCTTTTATCTTCAAACATTCTCCTGGACAAGGAATATAATCATTTGGTCTCGCAGTTTCTTTGCAGATATACTCTGCATTTTCCATGCCAAGACAGGATAAACGACCGGAATATATGGGTAATGCACTGCATTTGAATAATTCAGCCTTAATCACTAAATGTTCTTTGTCGTATTCAAAATTCTTATCATGTGCCTTTAATTTTTCTTTGATTTCATCAAGAAACTCAACGCATTGCTTTGTTGAATAGCCAACATAAACAAATTCAAAATACATACTCACACCCCATTTTTCGTAAAAAATACCAACCATCGAATAGCGGCACAAGGAATCGAACCTTGTCATACCAAACCATGCCAACCGCTTTCAAATCTGCAATTTCTATTCACGGAAGGGTTTTATGTTACCAATGATGCCGCTTACCATCCATACATCTTCCATCGACCTGAACTATTGCAGTAGTGCCAGACTAAGTGAAGATAAGGAATTGATGTGGCGTGGATTTGCACCACGCAGGAGTGTACAATCTGGTCATCTATGTTGTCGGTTTCAACCAATTCTCTACGACAATTCCGTTTACCTATTCCGTCACACATCAACACCCAATTTTGTTCGGGCAAACGCAGTGTGTAGGATTCGAACCTACAAGGCGAATAAACGCCCGACCGGATAGCAACCGGCTCCAATTCCATTATGGGAACACTGCATCTTGATGGTGCGATTTCTTAAACAACCCATCCATTACAACTGTCTACCACGCACCTGCCAAACAGTGTTTTTAGGGAGTTGAGTGAAATAGGGAAGAGAGGAATCGAACCTCTATTGTTTACCACTTGGAAACTGATTTACAGTCAGCCGCAACACCGCCAATCGTTGCCGCTTCCCCAAAACCGCCCTCAGACGGTTAGCAATCATATTTTTCGTGCCATGCGTTGCACTATCCTGTGTGATATCACAGAAAATAGGCTGGTGAGGATTTGCACCTCACATAACAACGACTTTCCACAACGGGTAACACCCTTAACAGGTTCCTTCATTGCCTTGTTGATTCAATGACTTGTTCCTAACCAAAGCGTGGTTGTCTTATGCTTAAGCGTCTACCTTTTCCACCACAGCCTAATTGTATTTTTGACAGCTCAGGCACCGTGGGATAGGCACCCGAACTATCAATAGGAATCCGCCTGTATTGCTCGTCAGCAAATTACGGGACAACCATCATCCAACACCAAGCGGTCTTCCGCCTTGCCGTACTTCGCGGCAAACGCCACCGGACGGTGCGAGACCGTCCTTAACAGAAACGTCCTAGTGGCGAAAGGATGTGTCATGAAAAACACCAAGAAGGAGAATTTACGGAATGGATCGTTAAACCCATTCCTCCATCGGAACGGCAGGAATTGAACCTGCGACCGCTCGGATATAAGCCGAGTGCTCTGCCAACTGAACTACGTTCCGCTACGGCATATTAAAATGCCGCAATGTAGGATTTTTATCTTGTAAGCAACTCTTACAAGTTGCCAGTAATTTAAAATTTTGTTTAGCTATACTGGATGCTCCGATTTCTCACTCTGGTGCTCTGCGTCGCTATCCAGATTGAGTAAATCTCCGGTGCTGTCCGGTTCCTTTGATTTTGTTATATGTATTCTTTCCTCTGCACAAATGATAGGCAGCTGAAAGCAAATACCAAATATTGGACTATAAAACATTCTGTTACCTCCACATCAGAAACATGTTCAGCAACAGTAACATCACAAGTACCCATAATGCAATTGCTGTTTCTTTGTCTTTGGATTCTCTGCCAGATACAAATAGTATCAGCATAAAAATAACATCCAGCGTCGATATAATCGTTTTAATAATTACCATGGTTGTTTTCCTCTCACAAGTTTCTTTAGCAGGATTCGAACCTGCGAATACTGGAATCAAAATCCAGTGCCTTACCGCTTGGCGATAGCGCTATATTAACACTACTTTTCCGGCATGTAATAGACCATGTTATCAAATACAGTTATTCCCATACAAGGATCATTCATCTCAACGCATCTGATCGATATGTTTTTAGATACTGCAAACATTTCGGCCACCTGTTGTTTATCCATGTTTGTGCTAATAACTTGAAAAGCCGAAAATGCCTTGTGCATATCAGAGAATACTTCTTTTTCTCTACCTAAATTTGCATACGTCCCAATGGTAAACGTTTTTCCATCAACCATAGCAGTTATCATTCCATGATTTGCTGTGAATACCGCTCGGTCAAAATCAAGCGAAACGTCTTTGCTTTGTGATACTACTCTCATACTTTTCCATCCAATCTCTTTTTGTTTTTGAGGATATTTAAAGGACTTAGTAGTGCTGATTTTCTCAACCTATCAAACCCCCTCCCCCCTCCATGCAGAATCATGCTTTGAACATTGATAAATTGTTTGAATTGTTCGTACAATTCTCTGTTTGTGTTCTAACTATTCGTTAAACCTAAGTTTCTTAAACTGTTTAAACGAAAGTATGCGGCTCAAGGTGCTTAAACACTTGGCTTTAAATTGTTTGAATTGTCTATTGCGTTTTTCTCGCTTTTTTCAACCAGAATTGTCGGAGTTGTTCGGCAATCCTATACAATTATTAGCCCCAAGACGTGGCAGTTCTTCGGCTGTCAGCGCTCTTGCTCTGGATCCCTGATCTCTAACGCCCGGCATATTGAAACCACAATACTTGTTGAGTGATGGCATGTAGTTCATTGGATTTCCTTTGCCGGAAACTTGTAAACCTACCAAACTTACCTCACGCATTTCGTCAATTTTTTTGCAAATGTCGGAACCTGAAGAGCCTAGCTGCACGCCATTAACCCACCCATTTAACGTATCTCTATGTATTCCGGTAAAGAATGTAAACCCAACAATATTCACTACTTTCTCGTAGTCATTACACAGGTCTATATATATATCTAATACCTCGTTAACCTTATCTGTATCATAGGCATTATTAATATTATTATCATCCTTTAAGTACTTTGGATTAACTTTAAACACATGTTCATAAATATATTTACAGCAGTTATACCATCTATTCTGTGATATTTTGCATAAATCCTCTATATTCCTCTCTTCCATCCAGAGATTTATATACATGTCAATGTCATCTTTAAAAACATCAACTGTATTATTTACTTCCTGATTTTCAACTGCTGACATGTTATATATCTCCTCTCTCCAGTACTGGAATACTTAAAATAAAAAATGCAACTGATACAGTCGAGATCATGATGATCTCGACTGTACCGGCTGCATGAAGTCCGTTTCTTTCGGGACCTCGACAAATCTATTTAACTCTGCCCGTTGCCCGAATGCGTTTTTAATTTAATAAAACAATATCATTCTATCATTTTCTTGTCAAGGTATATTTTAAAATTAAATTTTAAGCCTGTATATTATATATATTATTTATATAAATATACTGCCTTATTTATAATATATATTTTTAATATTACAAGAGAGAATATAATCTTTCTCTAACTCTAGTGTCTATATCTACGTTGCAAAAATGTTGCAATTTGTTGCAGAGGTGTTGCATTGCAACAAAGCTGGTACAATTCTATCATTTTTATCTTGATTATATTCTAATTTGCACCTTTAAAATTTTGTTGATTTTGTACAAATATTTTCTATGTTTTTCACAAAAAAGACGGCTATTTTCATGCCGCCCTTTCTATTTATCTATGCTACTTTGTCAAGTATTTTTCTAATGTAATCAACACCTTTTTGAAAAACAAGGGTTTTAATATTTATCCGGATTTCTCCCGGTCTGGCTTCATATTTCTGTTCTATAACTCTAAAATATCCACAATCAATATATTTCTGATATGGTTCATTGTTCTGTTTCAAAATTCCGTTATTTCTAAGAATTTCAAAAAGCTTGTTTCTACCAATTCCCGGGAAGTTCAAAACCTTAGCGACCTGCCCTATATCAATAGCGTCTTTACTATCGGTTACGGCATCGAAAAATTCTTCTTTCGGCTTCATCCTCTCGTTTTCGGTCAAGAGCAATTTATTCTTTTCCTCAAGCTCTTGTTTTCTTTCCAGTGCATCAGCGTAAGCCCTTAACGCTGTAGGGTAATCTTTCGGGATTTCGTTTTGATCTTTGTTGAAATAGTTGTCAACAAGTCTATCATACACATCCCAAGCAATATCATTGTTTAATGATTTTGCATGAAGAAACGCGCCTTTCTCTGTCCAGAGATACAGACGATTAAGATTACTTGGCAAATCGTGAATTTCACGAAACGCCCGGAGTTCTTCTCCATCAAGCAAAATAAAATGTTTACCCTCTTTATACCGCCCTTTGTTATGATTAAAATTGTATGAAATCGTTTTACTATCTGTTCCATACGCGTCCGCAATCTGCTGTGTTGTGAGTACGCGAATATTTTTATACTCCGTCACTGTTAAATTATTCATATACATAAACCTTTCAATTTCTTTCAAATATAGTCATCTTGTGTAAAACTTAGCGTCATAATATCCTTAGTAAAACAAAATTGTATATTTTATCTTGCGTAGGTTTGTATATCTTTTGTAAATTCGTCTTGTTTCCCTGCACCACCTCCAAAAATAAAAACACGAAAGATTTCCCAACTTTTTGGGAATTGTCTTTCGTGTGCTTTGTTTGACTTGGTATGGTTTTTGTGTGTCGGGCTGGATTTTCTCCAGCCCTTTCTTTTAATTGTCTTCAATACCCTTTTGAGTATCATCAATCAGCTGATCGACCATCTTTTCCGCTTTTTCATAATCCTTAGACTTCAAAACTTCTTTGAGGTCTTTCAGATCCTGCAAAAGTCTTCTTAAGTAACTTTTAAATACACTCATATCTTCGCTCATTTTTCTCCTTTCTGGCTTTCGCCTATTGCCTTTCGACAATATTATAATACACCGTCTATAATGTAATGTCAATATATTTTTACATTATTTTTAAAGTATTTATTTTTCTGCATTTTCCACATATTTTATAATGTTGCCCGGCTGCATATCCAGTAAAGTGCAGATTTTTTCTAATGCAATTATTCCTACCATCTCGCCGCGTCTTAACGACTGAATCGCGTTTTCCCCAAGAAGCTTTTCTTTTCTCAAGCGTGTTGTATTATAACCGCTTTCTTTTAATGTCTCTAGCACATCTATTTTATAAGTAAGCACAGTTTAACACCTCTCTTTCATATAAAACAGTATACATTATTTTAAAATTGCTTTCAAGTATGTTTACATTATAAATAATGCACAAAAATCATTCTCTAGTTATACATTATTTTTGGTGCATTTATATATTGTAATTACACCGTTTATAATGTATTATAATCTCAACAGGAAAACAAAGAACACAAAAACAGGAGGGAACGATCATGAAAGCTAAAATTAAAATTGAGGGAAAGATAAATGATACTTACACTTTTCAGCAACCAGAAGAGGGAAATATCCTTGACGAGCTGGAGGCGATCATCGAAGAAATGAAAGCCGGAAGAATTGATAAAGTAGAAATTGAGAGGGAGGCGTAAACATGAGAACGTACGAACAGGATTTAAAAGAACTTAATATTTCAGCAGAAGAATTTGATAACATAATTTCACACATTTACGATAAAACAGCCGATGAAATGGCGGTGCTTGCTAAGGCGATTAAAAGCGGCGCGGCTGTTCTCCCGACTGTAAAAAGAGCATTTGAGCGCGTTCTTGCAATTAGACAGGCGGAAAGACAAGAAGCATATAACATTTATTATAACGATTTAAATACTATGTGTTATAGCTGTAAAAAATGCGGTATAAGTTGTAACGGTACAATTTGTAAAACTTGGACTGGTTGCGCAATGAAAAATTAAGTCGAAACGGCGGAAGCTGCCGCCGTCTGCAGGAACTGCCCTACCTGCACCGATGAGACAGGGCGCATGATGAAAGGATGGTTGATTTTATGAAGATGATGACACTTGAAGAAGCGAAAGAATACACACGCCAAAAGTTGGCACCGTATTACAGCAACGAGCGAATCGAGAACGTTGTAAAACAGTATGTTTCCGTTGTCCGCCCAGGCGTTGTCTTAGTTGAAAATAAAAATGTGGGACTTATGGAACTGTATCTATAGGAAAATGAAAGGATGGTTGATCTTATGAAGTATTACAGAGCAGAGATCGAAGACGATAATTTCGAAATAATTTTAGCCGATAGCGAAGAGGATGCTATCAATCAGTATTTTGAGTTAGGAGAAAAACACGATTTATTTAATCTGATAGAGCTAAATGATGATTATAATGAGGTTCGCACAATTTTATAAATTAGGCAAGCGGCGGCGTTTACCGGGATTCGATTCCCCGGCTTGCTTTTACCAAAAAATTTGAATATGGAGGAAAATTGAAGTATGAGAAAATTATTTTTATTAAAAAAAGGCAGAATAAACTTTTATGCATGCCTGTATGACTGTGGCATGTATACAATCGACCGAATTACAAAAGGATTCGGCGGAATTGTGACAACATTTGAAACACTGGAAGAGCTTGAAAAATATGCTGCTGAAAACGGATATAAAAAAGCATAATAACCGCCGCAGAGGATGCACGCCGGAACCACTGCCGGCGGCGGTTCTACCCGTAAGGGAATATTATTTTTTTAGGAGGATTTATAAATGACTTATCCGAACGGAGCACAGACAGTTTTTCAAGTCACATGCATGGGAAGTGTTTATAGCGTTGAAGATGGATTTTTCAGAAATGACGGCAAAGGAACGGACTTTAAAACGTTCGACGATGCTTGGGAAGTTTTCAAAACGCTTCCAGAATGGGAGCAAAATGCTGCGGAAATAGAGGAATTTTAAGCCGGAATCATCCCGGCTTTTTCCAGTGTCCGGATATATTGCAACTTGACAAGATATACGCCCGGTCATATAATGCGCTTAAGCGAACACGTATAAGCCATTTTAAGGCTTGCGCAAGGCTATGCAGTGCTTTTATATATTTACAACGCGAAACGTCTGTAAATCGTTTTTACGACGTTGCAAGCCTGTAAACACTGTGTTCATCTTGCCGCGTTGGCATCCGGCAGCATGTCAGACAATGCCGGCCTGCTGATCACAGCGATGTGCACTATCCCGGCAGCCCGCCGGGGTGTGAAAATTCTGATTTCTGATCTCAAAATCGAGCCGTTTTCCAAGAAGAAAAAAATTCAAAAGTTGAAAAATGAGATTCCAACTGTGAAAAGACAATATGCACAGTAAATTATTATGCGTCATTTCGCAACTTGTGAAATTTGACTAATTCGTTCTCTTCTCTTCCTCTGACTCTCAGTCTGTTTCTGTTTTTTCTGTGATTTTGTTGTTCTTGTTCCCATTTGAAAACCTCTCATTGACCTTCTGGTTGCGTGATTTATAATTTACAATCTTTACATCGGTGTTTAATTCATCCGGTATCTTCCCGACGATCAACACTGTATGTGGCTGCAACATGTCGATCATAACTTTGAATCCCTCGCAAAACTCTATCCGTGCCGCCTTTGCCCGCACTCTTCCATTTGTGCATACAGCGATCACACCACCCTTACTGTACCCGGCAAAACAAAGATCATAATTATCTTTGTCCGGGATGCCTACGGACGGTATAACGCGGATCCCGTTCAGCAGCATGTAATGTGCAAGCGCATGATTCCGGTACACGTTATACAGGTTCAATGCAAACGGCATACCACAATCGCCAGTAGCAATACTGAAATCCGGCATACAGACCGAGTGGAAACACTTCAAGTGTTCCAGGTATTTATCCGGGTTATTCCACAGTCTTTGAAACTTTGAATCGTCAATATAGAAATTCACATTCAATTTTCTATGCCCTTTTATCTTTTGTGAAAAGCTCTCTCCAAAATCTATGGAATCCTCCGGCAAATAATCCAAGCTGCATGCCGGGACAATCGGGATCTGATATTTTTCATCAAGCTCCGCTCCATAGATCATATATTCTTTCATAACATCAAAAGATGTATGACATCCATTGTACAATACTATCACCCCAAAAACATTTTACTATTTTTCTTCTTGACAAACAACTTCTTTTGTGAAAAGCAAAGAACGTGCGGCGTAATCACTTCTGCTTAGTTCATTTATCAGCTTTTCCCTTGTCATTTCCGGGTTTGTTCTGTGAATATACCGCAGCAATTCATCTATTTTGTCCACTATGCTGCCCTCCAATCAATGTTTGACATCAGATCATCCAAAAGATAGATCAAATCAGTACCGTACAGGCTGATCCAGTCCGCAAGATACTCTTCCTGCTCAATCGGCATATGAATGTTATAGGAAAAGCAAAAACAATGACAAAGTTCATGAGCCAGTATTTTGCGCAAATAGCCATTTTTCGGTTTATCTGAAACATATATAGCCCTGTTGTTCCAATCTGTCACAGCAAGGCTGATAGAGCCATCAGATCGCATCAGCTTACTGCTTGCACCGCGGACAAATTTTATTTCCCATTCAATACCATTTATCACAAACATATTTTACCTCCAAAAAAAGAAACCACCAGCCAAATATCAGCCAGTGATTTCTAAATTTAAAGTTATTCTTCTTGCTCTTCAATCAACAAATAATTAATGTACCTTGTTGCTGTTCCAGCAAGTTCTTTGCTGTAGTCTAGCAAGTCCATCTTGTACTCCGGTTTATGCCCATATGTGACTGTATAGAACTTTTCCACAAGTTCTAAGTTATGTAAGTCAGACAATTCCACAAGAATTTTGTGATATAAAAATTTTCTCGTCCATCCGAACCGGTCACAGATAATTTTGAGTTTCCAGTTATTTTTATTAAACCATTTACCACTTTCTATCTTTTTTACGATGCTCCAGCGTGCAAACGGGTCTTTCTCCGGAATTTCAGCCTGCGTATTTTTCAGAGCCTGTTCCATGTCGTGGAAGCGATTGATGTATTGAGCCGTGAAAGCCGTTCCCTTAACTCCGGTCAGCTTGTGCGCGATAAATTCGCATCCTTTCTTGGTAATGTCATAGCATGGGCGTTCTTTTCCTTGCTCGTCCTTATAGGTGTTTTCTCTGAAGAAATCAGCCACATCAATTTTGATTTTACCTGTAATATTGTTTTGTTCCATCTGTTTACAGTACCTTTTGATATCTCGTAACATGTTTGCGTGTGTCTTTTCGACCATTTCCGCAACTTCCATGCTGGTTAGAGTTTGCTCTAATTGTTTCATCTGAATATCGTTCATCAGCAAATCCCCCATTTCTGTTTAAATGAAAGTATCGTGTTCAAAATAAACTGCAAAAATTTTTCGTCCTGTATGTTCTGGATTTCCGTTATCAGCTGTTCTTTCATCTTGCACCGCCTTTCTTGTCAGATGCAAGGTTACTTGTAAAAATCCAAACACATTTTAAAAAGTGTTCGCTAAGTAAATTCAGATTTTTGGTAATTTCTTCAATATACATTTCTCTCATAGATTTTTCCTGCCTTTCAATTTTTTCTTGAAAAGAGATACTCTCTATGATAAAATATTTCACAGAGAGTTATCTCGGTTGATAAGAAGTTGTTTTCGTTGGTAGCGTGGCAACTTCTTATTTTTTTTGACCTTTTAGCTTTTCAATCCCCGCCCTTATAAGTTCTAATATGGAATATCCACTTTCTGATGAAAATTTCATAATTTCATCTTTTTCTTGCTTCGATACTCGAACATAAAGTCTTTCATTCATAGGATTGTCAACTTTAGGTCTGCCTGTGCGTGGAGACATTCTCAGCACCTTCTTTCTGTACGCACATTTAATATATAATAGTACGCACAAAAAGTCAATACCTTTTTGAAAAATTTCCAAATCCACAAATCACTAGCTGATATTCAGTTGTCAATGTTCAAACAAACAGGGGCATTTCTGCCCCTGCCATTACATTTTGGAAACAAGCGTTGACAGCTTGCTTTTTGTCATTGTGCGCTCTTCCGGTGTCATGTCGGAGATAAGTTCCGCCATATCCTCCGAAAGCTCTTTCATGTATCTTTCAAGGTCATGCATCTTTGCATCCTTGTCTTCTGGCGTATTGCCTTTGTGAAGCTCTTTGCTTTCCATGTAGCTTCTGCGGCTCATGCCGCTTTTGCCCTCTCTGCGATCACGCATTCCACCATCTGGTGTCATTTTAGGCTCGGTATAATACATTCTGCCGGAAGAACGATCCATATCACGGTCGTGTTCCATTTCCCGGTACATTTCCGGTGTCATGTGCCAGTATGGCGGTTCTTCATATCCGCGGCGCGTACCTCTTCCTTTTGGGGCAAATCTGCCGTTTGCATAGCGGTAGTTATCATAAAATCTTCTGCCGTCATCGAATCGATCAAACATTTCCATTGTTTCATCTGCACTGGATTCTTCCATTGCTTTCATCAATGTACGATAATACATTGCTTCTGCAAGGTCTTTCATCATGTCTGTAACCTGTCCCATTTCACACGGGTCTATATTTTCAATTCCTTTGTCAATTTCGCATTTAGCACATTCAGACAGTTTTTCAATCATGTCGTGCATTCTCATAATATCCATAAAACCGCCCCCCTATGCTTCCCGGACCGCAATTAAATTGCTGTTCTGAACTTCGATTGCCTGCGTAGACGTATTCTGTACCGCTACCGTAACACAACAACCGCGAGGAACGTCCACATATGCCTGCGCCGAAACGTTAAAGAAGTTTTCAACTGCCGCCGGTGTAACAATCATTCGAGTTGACTGCAACGGTTCTCCGTCAATTGCAATAGCCAGTGAAATAGCTTCAACTGTTCCACCGGTAGGAATTTGAATGTTTCCAGAATAAGATACCAAAAATCTTGCCCGGCACTGATTTGTAAGTCCTCTCAATTTAACAATGCCGCTTCCCTGTCTATGAACAATACATTTTGTTGCGCTTGCCGGAGTTTCTGTAAATGCCACATCTTCTCCCTGCGCAACAGTTTGAATTGCAATTCCTGTAAATTCTGCCATAATTATTTACCTCTCTTTCAAAAATAAGGGCAAACATTATAGTCTGCCCTTTGTGTTTATAAGCAATACTGCACAGCAGACATAATCGAGTTAAACTCAATTAAGATACTCAATTATTCAATTTTGTGTAGCAGCTACTTTTAGCAGCTACATCCTGTGTTGCATCCACAGCCATACGCATAAGCGTTAGGATTTGGAACAACATATGCCGGGATTGCAGCCGGATTTACAGCGTTGATGATCTGCTGTGTCTGCGCTGACATTGCAGTAGTGAGCAATGCAGACTGGCGATCCTGTGATGCGGCTCTTCTTAAGTCATTATTTTCTGCCTGTAAGGAAGAAATCTTTTCCTGACACAGGTAATCAAGGATTGCCCTTGTTCCTGCCTGCTGGCTGTCGATAATGTCTCTGGTGTTGCTGTTCATGGTGTTCTGTAATGCGCAAGTGTTCTGCGCCATATTGTAGTTCACACCCTGGATAGCTTCCCTGGTCTCGCAGCAGCAATTAGCCAACTGGGACTGTAAAGCATTCTGCGCCTGCATAAGTGTCACGTTTGTGGTATTAAATCCCTGCTGTGTCTGGTAGCCAAGGTTGCAGATTGCATTGTCTACACCATGGAAACCGTTCATAACGGCGGTATTCTGTGCGTAAAATCCATCACAGAGACCATTTGTGATACCATCTAACTTTCCGATGATAGCCTGCGTGTCAAAACCACGCTGAATTGCAGAGTCGGTGTATGCAGATGCTGTCGCTCCCATACCTCCGTTTCCTCCCCAGCCATTGCCGCCAAAGCCGCCCCAGCCAAAGATCATAGCGAAGATAATGATAGCCCACCAGCCATCGCCGCCCCACATACCATCATTGTTTCTTCCGTTTCCTGTCACTGCTGCAATATCAGCAAGACTAGGCATTGCATTTCCATTAAACATTTTGTTTACCTCCATCTGATCTATTTACAAATGGGATAACCGGTTATTTTGCGCGCACCCCAAAATGTACTAATGATTAAACATACTCATAACTTTCTGTTTTGCTTCATCTACCGTAATTCCTCTTTCTTTACAGAGATTCTCTGCCATTGTCTTAAGTCCACCTGTATCTCCGCTTTGATACATTTGCATGGCATTTTTTGCCATAGGATTGTTTTGAACCTGCGGAGAATTCATCATTTGATTTAACAATAATTGTGCCGGATTCATTCTGGATCACTCTCCTTTTTTACCTGTGAAGTTTTTCTTTGACTGCTTGGAATTTTATCTAATCGGTTTTCTATCTGTTCAATCTTCCCAAAAAGTTCATCAAACTTCTGCATAAATGCACCTGTGCACTCGTCTGATAGGTCAAATTTCAATTTTTCAGTATCATGCGATAAATTGCTAACAGTATCATGCGAAACTGGCTTAAAAACGATTGTGCGAATTGTTCCATCTGCGTTCCAACTTTTAGCGTATATTTCTGTCATATCCTGTTTTGGGAAAAATGCAACGCTGCCATCCATTGGCACATCATTGGCAGTGATGTTTTCTACCGCCGGAACTACTTTTCCATTTATGCCAAAAGTTTGAACCGGGATCTGCTGCTGAATTTGCTGCGGTGCCTGCATATAATTTTGTGTATTATCAATGCGTGGCTGATTCATATACGGATTGTATGCGTACTGCTGCCCGTATTGCTGCATCTGCTGATTATAAATCGGATTCTGGTATGCTCCGCTCATATTCATCCTGTTTGACCTCCTCTAAAACATCTTCTATTGCGTGTATGATAGACGACTGCGTTGACAAGTCCAAGGACTGTAACTCTTTTCTGGCAAAAATTTTTTCAAGAACTTCATCTGAAAACACCACCATCCCTCCCTTTGATTATATTTTTGCATAAAAAAAGGCGGCAAAACCGTCACGATTCCGACAGTTTGCCGTCAAAAAATACAAAAAAAAGAACGCATTAAGCGTCCATACATCCGTTCGTGTTACCTTTAGTGTTACCTTTGATTTTGACCTTTAGAAAAGACACCATTCAAAAACTCCTTTCTTTCAGTAAAATCAAGGCTTCACAAGGTTTTCTTAAATAAAAATAAAGTAGCGGAAGGGAGATTCGAACTCGGTATCAATTCTCTCAAACCCGCATAAATACTGAATTTCTTTATCTCCAAAGGTGTTACCTCGTGTTACCTTTTACATTGATAATGCTTTTGC